GGATGGTTGGTAAAAACTTACAAAGCGCGAGGCGGTAAATACCGCATGGGGAGTAAATAATGCCAAGAGGTAAAGGAACTTACGGAAGCAAAAGAGGTCGTCCCGCTAAGAAGGGCAAAGGCAAAGGCAAAAAGAAGTCTATGGGAGGCTTAAGTGCTGCTCAGAAGAAGTTGCCGCCTGCACTTCAAAAAGCAATCATGAAAAAGCGTCGTAAAAAGGGCTGAGGGAGAAAGTAATGGCTAAGCCTCGTGGAGGTTTAACAAAATGGTTCGGAGAGAACTGGGTTGACATTTCTCGTCCCAAAAAAGGCGGTGGTTTTGAGAAGTGTGGCAGAGATAAAGCAGGCAAGAAAAAATATCCAAAATGCTTACCTGCGAGTAAGGCTGCCACACTTACTCCCGCTCAAAGAAAGTCTGCAATAAGAAGAAAAAGAGCAGCAGGCAATCCTGGAGGCAAACCTACTAATGTAAGTACTTTTGTCAAGAGGAGAAAAAGACGAGGTAAAAAGTAATGGCTGGGATAAGTATAGCCAAAGTTCCTGGCATAACTCGACAAGTGGCAAGGAGAAAGAAAAAGCGGAGAAATCGACGTGCCCGTAAGAAAAGTTAAAGGGGGCTATAAATGGGGTAAGTCTGGAAAGACTTATCGAAAAAAGAAAGACGCTCTAAAACAAGCTCAAGCTATCTATGCAAGTGGATACAAAGGAAAGAAGCGTGGCAAAAAGAAAAAGCGCTAGAAAAAAGCATCCTGCAGTAAAACGAGCGGGCGTATCTGGTTTTAACAAACCCAAACGTACTCCAGGGCATCCAAAAAAGTCACATATTGTTGTAGCAAAAGTTGGCGAAAAAGTTAAGACCATTCGATTTGGACAGCAAGGTGCGAAGACTGCGGGTAAGCCGAAGAAAGGCGAAAGCGAAGCAATGAAAAAGAAACGTGCTAGCTTCAAGGCTCGTCATGCAAAGAATATTGCCAAAGGCAAAATGTCAGCAGCATACTGGGCGGATAAGGTAAAGTGGTAATGTTTGAAAAAGAAGTAAGAGAGTTAAATTCGACATGGGCATATAAATATGACCTAGATCAGTTTGCCTCAAAAGACCACTGGAGAATCATGAAGGAACATCCGCATGTAGGTGATTGTGAAGACTATGCTCTTACGTTATTGTGGTTAATTTGTGATAAATCCATGTTAAAGTTCTGGTGGAAGCTATTTACTTTCCAGGCTCAGATTCGTAGAGTAATTACAAAAAATAATGTTGGTCACGCTGTTCTTCGATATGGAGATGCATGGGCAGATAACTGGACACGAAAGTTTGTAAATTGGGAAGAAATGGAAGCTCTAGGACACAAGAAAGACGGGCTACATTATTGGCCTCTAACTGTAGCAATAAAGTTGTTAATTGCAAAGTTTTCAAAAAAGAAAAAGTAAGGACCACATATGGAAACGTTAGTTGATTTAGCTTTAAGCTTTTGGCAATGGACTGTTTTTATAGTTCTCGTATTGGTAGGTTTCGTCTTTAGTAAGTTTGACGGCCAGGGGGAGCACCGTGTAGGTTTTGAGTTTGAAGAAATGCCACATATGAAACCAATTCCGATTCCTACAAAAGACAAAGGTTTTTGGAAAGGAATCTGGCACTGGTTGATGGGCGTTCGTCAGTGGGAAATATGTGACGACTTCAATTTTAGTTTAGGGGGTAAAGAATATGTTATTCCTGCAGGTTTTCAGTTTGATGGAGCATCAGTGCCAAAGTTTTTGGCAATGTGGCTTTCTCCGACTGGAGTATTGTTGATGGGCGGTCTTGTCCACGACTATGCTTATAAGTATGCTACTCTGATGCAGAGGGACGGTAATAATATCGGCCACATGACTCAGAGCGAGGCAGACAAGCTGTTTCGTGACATTTGTATCGAAGTGAATGGTTTTAAATTCTTGAATTACCTCGCATACTGGGCTCTTGCAGCCGCAGGTTTTGTAGCTTGGAACGGACATAAAAAGAGAGGAACTCATGTGGTCTAGAATTTTCAAAGAAAGAACTAGTTGGGATGGCTTCGTAATTTTAGGTGTTTGTGGAGCTGTAATACTTTTTGGAGGTCTTGCTGAAATGGCAGCCTGGGGCGGAGTGGTCTACGCACTGTGGACTATCCTCAAGGAAGAAGAATGAGCGAAGAAAATACAGGGTATCATCCCGCAGATTCAAATGGTGACGGAGTAGTTACTCCAGAAGAACATGCAATGTACATTGAGTTTAAAAGAAAAGAACTCGAAGACAAAGACGCTCAGCGTGACGCTATTCGAAAGATGGCCTGGTTTTCTTTGTTTGGTCTTTTACTTTATCCTTTTGGCATTTTTTGTACTTCTTTATTCGGGCTGGAAAAAGCAGCGGACTTGATTGCAGATATAGCACCAACTTATTTTGCATCAATCGCTGTACTTGTTTCAGCATTTTTTGCAGCAGATGCAGTAGGGAATAAAAAATGACACATCTAAATCTTAGTAAAGATACTAAAGATATACTGGCATTTATTGAAGAATACAAGAAGAGTGTTCGGAATAAACCAAAAGAAAATGATGAAAATTTGACAGACTTTGAAGCCTGTCGCCTTTATAGCAAAACGAGATCAATGGAACAAGAATAATGGCCATAGAGATTAGCCGTCAAGATATACTTGCAGATTATTTGTTTGATTATCCAATGGATAATAAGTTTCTGAAACTGCCTGTATCAGACTATATGGAGTTACTTGGTGTTACACCGCTTCCTTCGCAGGTAGCAATTATTAACGCCATCAATAATCCCAAATATAGGTTTGTATGTGCAGCAGTATCACGGAGACAAGGAAAAACTTATATAGCAAATATTATCGGGCAGCTAGTCTCTTTGGTCCCTTCTTCCAACATTCTCATTATGTCCCCCAACTACTCTCTTTCGCAAATATCTTTCGATCTACAAAGAAATCTCATCAAACACTTCGATTTGGAAGTAGTGAGAGATAATGCAAAAGATAAGGTCATTGAGCTATCTAATGGTTCCACAGTTCGCATGGGATCAGTAAATCAGGTAGACTCTTGCGTAGGTAGATCCTACGATTTAATTATCTTTGACGAAGCGGCGCTCGCTGACGGAAAGGATGCTTTCAATGTAGCGCTTCGTCCGACTCTTGACAAAGATAATTCAAAAGCAATATTTATATCAACACCTCGCGGCCGTAACAACTGGTTCGCCGAGTTCTTTGACAGAGGATTTTTAGATGATTTTCCCGAATGGTGCTCTATTAAAGCAACTTTCAGAGACAACCCAAGAGTTTCGGAAACAGACATTGAGGAAGCTAGAAAGTCAATGTCCGAAGCTGAGTTTAGACAAGAATACGAAGCAGATTTTAATACATACGAAGGACAAATATGGAACTTTAATTTCCAAGACTGTACTTTCAACCGTGATGGAATGGAGACTCACAAAATGGATATTTTTGCTGGTCTGGATGTCGGTTACAGAGACCCAACAGCATTTTGTGTTATTGGCTACGATTGGGACGAAGAAAAGTACTACTTACTAGACGAGTATCTTGATGCAGAAAAAACAACAGAACAACACGCTACTGAAATCAAAGCGCTTATGGATAAGTGGGATATTGATTTTATCTATATTGATTCTGCTGCTCAGCAAACTCGATTTGACTTTGCACAAAATTATGACATCACCACTGTCAACGCTAAAAAATCCGTACTTGATGGAATTGCACATGTTGCAGGAATCGTAGAAAACGATAAGCTAATGGTGGACCAGACTTGTAAAGAAACTCTCAGTTCACTAGACCAGTATCAATGGGATGCAAATCCAAACCTTGCAAGAGAAAAGCCCAAGCATAATCGAGCATCGCACATGGCGGATGCTTTACGATATGCACTTTATTCTTTTGAAATAAGCAGCAGCGGGTTTTAATGATACCATTTAAAAAATAGTTCTTGACTCGCAACCTCAAATTAGTTATACTTTCGGTAATATAAAAATGGATCTTAAAAGAGACATCGTAAAATATATAAGAGATAAAGCAAAAAATAAATATGAAAAAGGCACTGAGTGCTATATTTGCGGATCTACAGAGCAACTTGATTTTCACCATTTTTATACGCTCAGTCCGCTAGTTCATAATTATGTTAAGAAGAAAAAACTTCTTCCAGAAAATATTTTATCGTTTCGAGAAGACTTTATAGAGGAACACTGGGCCGAGCTTTACGAACATACAGTCACTCTATGTCATGCGCACCATTTGCAGCTACACAAAGTATACGGAAGAAATCCTAGTCTAGCAACCGCAAAAAAGCAGGAAAATTGGGTAGAAATTCAAAGAGAAAAACATGGCATGGTATGATAGACTAATCGGGCGAAAAGCTCCAGAAGACGCAGAAGAAAAACTTAATCCTGCGCAGCCTTATTTTGATCATAAAACCACTTCCTCTCGAGAATTTACTTTTCGATACGAACGCGCATACGAAGACTTAGAAATTGTAAATCGTGGCGTAAACCTCATTGTTGATGATGCTGCCGAGATTCCTACAACTGTAGGCGGACAGATTCAATCTTTTAACAATATTGTAAAGGGCATAAAACGAGCAAAAGTAAACCTTCTTTTAAATAAGGAACCTAATCCTTTTCAGGATATTAATACGTTTAAGCGTAATTTAATTACTGACTTTTTGCTAGACGGAAACATATTTATTTACTTTGACGGAGTACATTTATATCACCTTCCATCTAGCAAAATGGTAATTCACGCAAGCGATAGTACTTATGTTGAAAAGTATACTTTCAACGAAAGAATTAATTATAAGCCTAGTGAAATCATTCATGTAAAGGAAAATTCTTTTTACTCCATTTATCGAGGAGTATCTCGATTAAAGCCTGCACTTCGTACAATGATTCTTATGCAACGAATGCGGGATTTTCAAGATAACTTTTTTCGAAATGGAGCAGTTCCAGGATTGGTACTTAAAAGTCCAAACACTCTTTCCGAAAAAATTAAAGAAAGAATGCTACAATCTTGGATGGCTCGCTACAAGCCCGATGCAGGGGGCAGGCGACCACTAATACTAGATGGCGGTATTGAAATAGACTCAGTTGCAAATGTAAACTTTAAAGAGTTAGATTTTCAGAGTGCAATAACAGAAAATGAAAAAATTATTTTAAAAGCACTCGGTATACCACCAATTATGTTAGATTCAGGGAATAATGCAAACATTAGACCCAACATGCGAATGTACTATCTTGAAACTATTTTACCGATAGTCAGAAAGTTAAATTTCGCACTAGAACGATTTTTTGGATTTGAATTGACGGAAGATATTAGTAATATTCCGGCACTTCAACCAGAGCTTCGAGATCAATCTCAGTATTATTCAGCTTTGGTTAATACTGGTATTATCTCACCAAATGAAGCTCGTGACAAACTTGGATTCGAACCAGTAGAAGGGCATGATGTACTTCGAGTACCAGCAAATATTGCAGGTAGCGCAGCAAATCCAGACGAAGGCGGCAGGCCAGTAGAAGGAGAAAACGAAAATGGCGAGGCTTAGAGTAAGGAATGAAATTTTAAAAGCAGTGGGCATGTTTATGCTAGAAAAAGGAAAAATCCTTGAAAAGCATGATTATGACCAGTACGGAAATGAAGTTCCTATTCGCTCTGGAATGGCATTGAACCATTTCGGAAGCTGGTCTAGGATTCTCCAGACAATGGAAGGCAGTTTGCCTGAATTGTGGAAGGAAATAGAGGCAGCGTCAGCTCCGCCTCCTCCACCTCCTCCGCCAAAGCCTGAAGCAGATCCTCTTGCAAGTCTTGCAAAAAAGACTACTTCAGTAAAGGAAAAGAGTGAAGATGATGAATAAAATTTTCAATCTTACCTCCACATTTAAATCACATGCTACCGAAGATGGAAGTGTAATGATTCGAGGTATGGCAAGTACTTCGGACTTTGACCGTGCAGGAGATTCTATTTCTGCTGAAGCATGGGCAAAAGGAGGATTAAGTAACTTTGAAAAAAATCCAATTATCTTGTTTAATCATAATTATGACAAGCCTATTGGTAGAGCAACGGGGCTCAAAGTAACTGATCGAGGCCTCGAACTCGAAGCTAAGATTAGTAAATCTGCCCCTGAATCAGTTTGTGAACTAATTCGAGATGGTGTCCTTGGAGCTTTTTCTGTCGGCTTCCGAGTCAAGGACGCTGATTATATCCAGGAAACCGACGGACTAAAGATTAAGGATGCTGAGTTGTTTGAAGTATCGGTTGTATCCGTTCCTTGCAATCAGACAGCTACTTTTTCTCTGGCGAAATCATTTGACTCTATTGAAGAGTATAATGAATTCAAAAAAACTTTCACCAATAGTGTCGATCTAGCCGGTCAGTCTCTGGCTAAGAACGAGGATATTTCCTCAAGCATAGCTAGTGAAACACCGGACGGAACCCAAGAGGTTCAAAAGGAGACAAAAATGTCGGAAGATGTAAAAACTCCCGAAGTCGACTTGGAAGCTTTTGCTAAGAAGGTAGCAGAGGAAACTGCTGCTAAAATTGCAATGAAGCAAGCCGAGCAGAAAGCAGCTGAAGAGAAGGCTGCACAAGAAGCTGCTGAGAAAGCTCAGGCAGAAGCCGAGGCTAAAGCTCAGCAGGAAGAAGAAGTCAAGCAAGCTGTAGTAACTGGCGTAGAGTCAGGTACTGAGCGACTTCTTAAAGATATGGAAGAGAAGCTTACTTCTCGTGAAACGGATATGGCAGACGTTCTCGCTCAGTATAAGAAAGAGCTGGAAGAGAAGTCAGATGAAATCACCAAGATGCGCGAATCCAAGCGCGTATTTGCTGACCGCGCACAAAAGTCTGATATCTCAGCTTGGGGTAAAGACTTTTTGAATGCTCACATGTTGGGTGTTATGACTCAGAAGGGTTGGAACACTGACTTTGCTCGTGACATTCAGGAAAAAGCAGGTATCGACTATGCTACTAACGCAGCAGACATTGATCAAGAAGTTTCTTCTTTAATCGAAAAGGAAATCATGAACGAACTCCGCGTAGCGCGTTTGTTCCGTGAAGTTCCTGTAAATGGTAAGTCTACGGTTCTTCCCATCCAGGTAGATGTTGATCCCGCAGCATGGGCAACTAATGCTACTTCTGGAAACTTGGAAAATCGTGGCGCTTCAAATGCTACCTACCAGCCTAAGCAAGTTATCTTGAACGCTTATCGCTTGATCTCAAGCACGTTTATGGATAATGAAGTTGATGAGCAAGTACTCATTAACTTGATGCCTATGTTGGTTGAAGGTGTTGCACGTGCACACGGTCGTGCAGTAGAAGCAGCTATCCTGAACGGTAACGGTACTATCTCAGGTCTCGACGGACATGCAACCGCAGCTACTGCAAAGCATGACGTTGATGGTTCTACTGTTGCTGCTGGTAACTTCGATACTATGACTGCAGCACAACTCCTCGCAGCACGTAAGGAAATGGGTAAGTATGGCCTCAATCCTTCTGACGTAGTCTATATCGTAAGCCAGAACATGTACTATGATCTGTTGAGCGATTCTGCGTTCCAGAGCTTGGATGAAGTTGGTACTGAACTCGCTATCAAGGTAACTGGTACGATTGGTGCTGTATTTGGTTCAGCAGTAGTTGTATCAGAAGAGTTCCCTGCTGAAGCAGCCGGTGCTCCTGTAGCGTTCGCGGTATACCCCCGCAACTATGTAATCCCCCGTCTCCGCGGTGTAACTGTAGAGCAGGATTATGAAGTAATGAATCAGCGTCGTGTAATCGTTGCAACTCAGTCTCTGGGCTTCAACGAAATCGTAGCAGGTGCGTCTAGCGACCAACCCGCAATCAAGATTGATTCAGTAGCTTAATACTAGCTAAGAACTAACGGGGAGGGCAACCTCCCCCGAGGTTTTACTAATTGACTTATGGCAAATTTAGTTACTTTAGCACAATATAAAGAAGCGGAAGGAATTAACACACCGAAGGAAGACTTACGTCTGAATGTGTTAATACCGTCTGTGAGTCAATTAGTAAAAACTTATTGTGGAAACACTATTGTAGATTTTTACTCTACAAATAAAACTGAGACTTTCAATATTAACTGGAACACACATATTGTTCAGCTAACAGAAAGCCCGGTGAATACTATTGTAAGTGTATCAGAGCGAGATTCTTATAGTGAATCTTACACGGCACTTACTACAAATGATTATGAATACTATCTTGATACTACTACAGATAGTGTTATTCGTACAAATGCTTCTGGTACTCAGAAGTTTTGGCCGAGAGGAGTTGGAGCAGTACAGGTGGTTTATACCGCAGGATATTCATCCACTCCTGAAGATTTAAAGCTCGCAGTATTTGATTTAATCACTTACTACTTAAAAGACGAGCATAAAGAGCGTAGAACTCTTGGCGGAGCAAGTATTCAGAATCAGAGTTCTTCAAGTCAAAGGAATAATGTGGCGTTTCCTGACCACATTAAGCGAGTCTTAGACTTGTACAAGAATTTTTAATGGCAAGCAGAGACTTAAAGAAATTTTTAGAAAAAATTGATGCTGAATTGCAGAAAAGCTCTAAAGAATATAGAGAAAAAATATCTGATGTAAAAGTTCATACTTTTTATCTAAGTCTTCAAGGAGTAACAGATCATATAGCTTTCCAAGTAGCAGTAGATGGAGTAAGAATACCAAAAAGAGACTTGGATAAAATTTGCAAAACGTTTTTTGAAGCAGTAAAAGCCAGTGTTATGGGGGATCTTATTAATGTAGAGGTTTTTGATAGAAGTCAAACAGCTACCGATTTCTCGATTACTTTTCGAAGTAAGTCAAAAGTAAAAGGGCCTATAGATCATCTAGATGCACGAAAAACATTTGATATGATTAAATATCTGTACAATACACCAAAAGAACAGATGTTTACTTCTTTACAGCCTTATTATACTAAATCAAAGCAAAGATTAGATAGATTGAAGTTTTTAGATTTAGGGCATGCAAATGACTCATCTGTAATTAAAAATCGTATAAATGATTTATTGCAGTTTGGAGAGATACCAAAAAGATTAATAAAGATTCCAGAAATTGAACAGCTTTTAATCTTAAGAAAAGATGATGACAAAGGCACAGTAACTGTAACTCTTGAAGCAGCAGCTTTTAACCAACAGCAAGGAAGAACTGAAGAACTTGCTTTTAAACGAAAAATTCAACAAGATATAAAAAAGGCAATTGAAAAACTCGATGTTATACGGCAGGATGGTTCTGATAATGCAATAACTAGAACGAGAAAAAAGTCTATAAAAAAAGTAACAGACCCATTCAAAAAGAGAGGAGCAAAAGTAGTAACAGAAGATACAAAGATAGATAAGTCTTCAAAGATGCCTGTTCAATTATCTAAAAAAGTACAAGCAAAGCAACAAAAATCAAAAGGTAAAAGAACTCCTAGGAGCATTCCAGGAGGACCAAAAACAAAAGAAAGACAGTCTAGTTTTAATATTAATACTTTATTAGCTATATTGAATCAGAGACTACCAGATAAAGTTGCAGGGAATATGGGAGCCCCCAGATTAGAAAATCGTACAGGAAGATTCGCATCGAGTGTACGAGTAATGGATATAACACAAACTCGACAAGGCTTTCCAAGTATTGGATATACTTATCAAAGACAACCTTACGGAGTATTTGAAGCAACAAGCGGCTCTAGATTTGCAGATCAACAGCGAGATCCTCGAACACTAATTGACGCTTCAATAAGAGAAATAGCAGCAGAATATGCCTTAGGACGAATATTTACTAGGAGAGTATAATGGCAAATGAGAGAGTTTATACTTCCAGAAGGGCAAATATAGTAGAAGCTATTGTAGAAAAATTAAAAAATATTGACGGCTCAGGAGCAATGCTTACAGATGTCGGAAATAATGTTCATCCTTTCTTAAAGTTTTGGGATGAAGTAGAAGAATTTCCAGCAATTCATTTGAATGCAGGAAGTGAAACAAGAGAATACCAAGGCGGAGGGTATAAAGATCGATTTCTTTCTATAACAATTCGTTGTTATGTAAACGAAGAAGATGCCCAAAACGCTTTAAATGCTTTAATGGAAGACGTTGAAACAGTAATTGAAGAGAACTCGAATATACAGTATTCAGACGCTCAAAATAATCTGTTTAATGTCCAACAAATCACAGTCGTCAGTATAGATACTGATGAAGGTGTACTAGAACCTTTAGGAGTTGGAGAAATTCTGATTGAGGTTCGTTATTAGAAAATACTGGCACGAACAAACGTTCACGTCCAAGTCTTTTCAAGTTGCATAGGAGAAAACTATGGCAGAACAACTATATTTTAGCCGCGACTCGAAGATGTACATTGAGTTTGATAGCTATGTGTGGGAAGTACCTGTATTGGATGGATTCAGTTTTTCTCAGGCTACTAACAGTTCGGAAATCACTCTTAATGAAATGGAGTCTTCGGCTGGAGTAAGCCGTCGTGGACGAAGAGCGTTTAATGACTCTCTTGCTCCTGGAGAATGGTCTTTCTCAACTTATGTACGTCCTTTCGTAGCAGCGGGTGCGTCACAAGGAACGGGATCAGCAGATACTGCTGCTGAAGTTCATGCAGTAGAGGAAGTTCTCTGGGCTCTAATGATGGGTGCGGATAACTACGGAAGTGCGGCCTTTGATCGAGGCGGTAGTGCGGTTGTTACCCCTGGAGGCTCTTCATCTAGCTTTACTTTTGGTCAATCAAACAAATCTACTCTAGGTACTTTTAACATTTATTTTGTACTTGGTGAAGCAAACCGTAAAGTAATGAAACTTACTGATTGTACTGTAAATGAAGCCTCTGTTGATTTTGATATTGACGGTATTGCTACAATTGCATGGTCTGGAAACTCTTCAGAAGTAATTGATTTTACAGGAAGCACTAAAGAACAAGCAAATCTTCTTGACGCTGCAGATAGCCCTGCTCAAACAGCAGACGGCACTGCATATGCGGTAGGAGATGTATGGCTTGATTCAAATGATGGCTACCGACTCTATGTTATGACAAATGTAGGGGATGGCACTGAAGCAGCAACTCCGTATATTAATGAAGCAATTACTGATACTACAAACTTTATTCGTAACCGTTTGACTGTATTGACAGTAACTACTGCAGCAGACCCAGATAATGATGGTACTGATGAAATGCAAACTTCGTACTCATTGACTCTGACTGGCGGTAATGTAACGTTCTCAAATAATAATACTTATATTACTCCAGAAGAACTCGGTATTGTAAACGTGCCCATCGGTCACGTAACAGGTACGCGTTCTGTTAGTGGGTCTTTGACTTGCTATCTTACAAAAGATACAAGCGCTGTAAATGCTTCTGCGGATTTCTTTGAAGATCTCCGAAGTATTACAAACGTAGTGACAAATTCGTTTGCTCTTACGTTCAAGATTGGTGGTGCGTCTGCAACTCCTCGTCTTGAAATTAGCATGCCTACTTGTCACGTTGAGATTCCTACTCACTCAATCGAAGATGTTATTTCTCTTGAAACTAACTTTATGGCATTGCCTTCTACGATTGACGGAACGAACGAAGCTACGCTTACTTACCACGCATCTTAAAAATAAGAATGTGGTTCAAAAAAGGGGCTTCGGCCCCTTTTTTCTTATACCTTTTAAAAATAATTCTTGACTTTTCTCCTCCTGTCAATTATACTATACGTTAGTAAAAGTGAGAGTACGCTCTCTTTAGAGTAAAAATAAATGGCAACTTATAACTTTAAAAGAGAAGCGCAGGTATTCCTTGTAAGTGGAGGACTTAGATATAGAATAGACGTAAGTGATATATCCTTTAGTCAAACATTTTCTGAGGAAAGTTATCCTGTAAGGACACTGCATGCGCAGAATAATGTTTTTGAAGCTAGCGTAATTACGAAAGCGAACGCTGCTAATTTTTCATTTACTCTAAATGCAATTACTCAAGCAGACTTTACTATAGTAGAAACTAAATTAATTGACGCAGGTTCTTTTGATTTATATATTAAAACTGCTGCAGATACATTTAAACTTGAAACCGCTGTATTTACAAATGGAAGTTTCGTTATCGAGCGATCACGACCCCTGAGTATACAGGTTCAAGGAGAAGCAGCAAAACTCACAAGAGCAGCAACTTTAACAGGAACTTTACAGAGTAGGTCAGCGAGTATGTCATATACTATTCCTACTGTAGAAGTTACATTAAATAGTTCAGCTATAAACGATGTTGTAGGTGTAGCAATGGAGCTACAAAACGACATTTCCTGGACTCCTTACACAACTGTTAATGCGGCTCTTTCTGTAGATAGTGCAGGAAATACTATGTATCCTTCTGCATTTACTCTCTCCAAAAAAATACTCTCCGGTTCGATCACTCAGTATCTTCATGATTCTAATACTAGCAATGCGCTTACTTGGGATACTGACGCTACTTTATCAATTAATGCAGGCAATGGACAAAGTGCTCCTAATTTTCGGGGATTTAAGTTTGGTCCAGCAACTTGCAGTTTTACAAATCGAGTAGGAACCGGAACGGTATACACTCAAAACTATGATTGGAGGCTTGTAGAAAACGGCACGCTTTCAAACTTACTTCAATACGTAACTGACTAAGGAGGTCAAATGGAATTAAAAAAATTAATGGTCGATAGCAAGTCTGTATGGATGGACTTTCCCGGCCTAGAAGGATTCTCGGTCGAAGTAGCAAACCTTTCTCGAAAAGAATTAACAGGGCTTCGAAAAAGATGTACTACAAATAAGTTCGATCGTAAAACTCGTCAATTAACAGAGTCTTTAGATGAAGATAAATTCGTAAAAGAATTTACTAATGCCACTTTAAAAAATTGGAAAGGACTAACAGTAACACATCTAGAAACTTTACTATTAATTGATACTGAAGGGCAAGATCCCGAAGCAGAAGTAGAATATTCAGTAGAAAATGCCGAGGTCTTAGTAAGTAATTCGGCAGAATTTGATACATGGCTCAACGAGGTAGTCTTTGATTTAGATAATTTTCGTAGCACAACAGAAAGAAAAGTGTCTAGAAAATCTAAAAAAACTATTTCAGAATCTTGATACTGGAATGACTCGAGATAAATATTTCGAGATGATGGAACAGTTAGGACAGGAGCCAAAAGAAGAAGAAATACCTCCAGACTGGGATGAGTTTCCAGATATAGTTATAGAAGCCGCCAATGTCTATGGCCTATTAGGAGATAGAGTATATCCAGAAATTGGATTTATGGGTAAAGATTATACAAATTTACCTATTTATTTAGAAATATTTGATGTCAAGGATAAAGAGTTATTTTTAGAGATATTATATTTTCTTGACTCAAGAGCTATCAAAAAATCTTCCGAACAGTTAAAGCGGGAGTTTGAGAAGCTGAAGAGAAAAAATAGTGGCAAATGAAGTCCAATTAACTATTAAAGTCGGAGATAATGGAAGCTTAGATGTTGTTGCTAAAAAAGCAGAAAAAGCAGCAAAATCTACAGAAAAACTTTCTAAATCAACCGATAAAGCTTCTCGCTCAAAAAATTCTTACAATAAATTAGAAAAAGGGACTGCTCAGCTTGGTGCAAATACTACTAAAAGTTTTGCTAAACAAGCACAAATTGTAGGTAATGGACTTGTACCGGCTTATGCTACTCTTGCAGCCAACGTATTCGCAATTACAGCAGCTTTTAATGCTCTAAAGCAAGCAGAGGCAGCGGATCTCTTGGCCCAAGGATTAGATAGAGTTGGCGATTCAGCAGGAAGAAATCTTCCTTATCTAGCTGATCGTTTAAAAGAAATTACAGGAGCAGCTATATCAACACAACAGGCGATGGAGCAAGTAGCCTTAGGTACTGCATCCGGGTTTAGTCAAGAGCAATTAGAAGGCTTAGCAAAAGTTGCTTCTGGAGCATCAAAAGCTTTAGGAAGAGATATGGGAGATGCTCTCAGTAGATTAACACGAGGTGCCGCAAAGCTTGAGCCAGAAATTCTTGATGAATTAGGAATCATGGTGCGGCTTGATGAAGCCACAACCGCATATGCTGCATCAATGGGTAAAACCGCAGACCAACTAACTATTGTACAACGAAGGCAAGCATTTACAAATGCAATTCTTGAGCAAGGTATTGAAAAATATGGAGATATTGCAGATGCAATTGATCCAAGTGCTTATGATCAACTTGCAGCCGCTTTTGATGGTCTTTCAAAAGGCTTTTTAAATATTATTAATACCGGATTAACGCCTTTTCTCAATATGTTGTCGGGGAATAGTGCCGCATTAATTGGAGCGACTACTTTATTTGGCTCAACAATTTCTCGCCAAATGGTTCCCGCGCTTTATGAAGGAGCTAATGCAGCAGCAGAAAATGCAAGAGGATTAGCACAGCAAGCAAAAGACACTCAAGCAAATATTAAAACAACCGGACAGCTTCCAAAAGTATATTCAGATTTATCAAAAAGCATAATAAATGGTACAGCGACCTCAGAACAATTTGATGGTGCTTTAAAATCGCTTGATAGATCTCTTAGCTCCCATAACTCTCAACTTAAGGGAATAACTAAAGAGCACGGAAGAGAGTCTCAGCAAGTAAAACTTAAAAATGAAAAAATTAACAATGTAATTGCTGCTCGAAAAACTCTCATAAATACAATGGTTCTTGAAAAGCAAGCCTCTGCTCAAACCGCAGCAGCAAACGCTATTGAAGCAGCTTCCCAGTTTAATATTAAACAGGCTATTGATTTTGTAAAAGTATCCTACGCAGAAAAGATGGCTGCGGAAAAACTATCTGCTGCCGCAACAAATACTCAAATAGGTTTGCTCGCAAAGTTAAGATCAGGGTTTTTTGCAGCTGGAGTAAGTGCAAAAGCTTTTGGTGCTGCTTTGCTTAGCGCAATTCCAATTATTGGTCAAATATTATTTATAGGTTCTATGGTTCTTGATTGGTTGATTAGTTGGGCAATGGAAGCAGACGAAGTAAAAGAAGCAACTGATAAAGCCGCAGATTCTTTAGATAATTTTGGCTCCGCATATCAAAATCTTCAGGATCGTCTAGAAACAGACGGTGTAGAAGCTATAGTTGAGCAAGCCACAACAATGGCAGAGTATATGGAGAAATTGCATCTAGATTTAAAGAAATTAATCAAGTGATTAAAAGCTCCAGCGAAGGAGAACTAGCCCAACTAAATGCTGATATAACAGAAGTATCGCAACGATTGGAGGGAACCTACGATGGTGGATTTTTCGATATTTTTACAGACATTGATGCTATAAAAGGACCAAAACTGCTTGAAGCTGATCTTGCGGAGTTACAAGCCCGAAGGGATAAGCTTTTATCTGAACCTGTTAAAGGAAAAGATATTATTGATGTTGAAGCAACTCAAAGGCTTCTTACAAGTGCAATAACTAATTTACAAGTATTCGGCGATGAAGCTCAAGGTTCTATAAACGTATTAACAAACCTAAAGGGCATATTGACAGAAGATACGGAAGTAGAGGTTGTTCAAAGCATTCTTGACGCACTACCTGCAGCAGATAAACAAATAGTAGAAACGGTAGAGTCTATGAAAGCTGCTTTTGGATCTTTCCAAGAAGAAGTAGCAAAAAATGCAAAAAAGAAAATCACTCCTTTTGATGGATTATTTCAACAAGTAGATCTTATTAATAAGCAATTAATTGATTTAAGTGGGAATCCAGAAGCTCAACAAGCAATCATTAATACTATGCCAGATAGTTTTAAAGAGACAATAGGCTCAACAGCAGTTGAGGTAGCATCTTTCCATAAAAGGATGAAAGAGAGCTTAGATACTTTAATTGCTGCACCAGGACAAATTCAACAAAATGAATTCGCAATGAATAAGCTTAAAAAAGCCACTAGGGAAAGCTCGCTTGCTACAGGAGAATTTATTGATCTTCAAAATGCAACAACAAATGTAAGAATTAATGCCCTTGATGCAGAAGAAAAAATTATTAGGGATAGCCTTGGAAACGATGAAACAAAGCTCGCAGGCAATGCTCGTTTAGCAGAAATAGCTTCAGAACGTTTAGCTCTTGCACAAAAAATAATATCTCCCGAACTTCGTTCAGCTGAGATTGCAGTTGTACAAGTAAAGGAAAAACAAAAACTGCTAGGAATCGAGAAAAAAATCGCAACTGCAAATAGAGCCACATTTGAAGCACAAGCAAAATCTCGTAGAATTATGGCAGAAATGGAGACTCTTACTGCTGACCCTACAAGCAGGGACACGGGAGTAACTGCTCGTCAAGAAAGAGACATTTTTGAAAAAGAAAAAGAGCAGAGAATTGCATTAGCCCTTTCAGAGCATGAACTTAAAAAACAAGCCATTGAAATGGAATACGATCTTTTAGAAGCGCAAGCTAAATTACTAAGGGTTCGTCTCCAGGAAGCTAATCAAAATACAGATGGAATAAATAATTATATTGAAAAGCTAGGAGAAGCAGAAACAGCTGCAAATACTGCTGCGGATGCCGCTCTTGCAAATACTCTGGCGCAAATAACACTTCAAAGTACAACAAATCAAGCTGATGTAGAAGCAGCAGTTTTAGCAGCAGCCGGACAAGGTGCTAGTACTTCAGAGCGATTAGGAAATCTTGGTAAAGCCGGGGGCCTTGGAGAATTTGATACCTTAAATGAAAAAGTAGCTGCAACACGAGAAGCTCTTCAGCCCATGATGGACGACCTTAAAAAATTAGGACCGGAGGGAGAATTAGTTGCAGCAATCGCCGAAGGCTCCTTTGTAATCGCAGATAGTTTTTCAAAAGCATTTGAGAGTGGCGCTAAAGGTATGGATAAAGCAGCAGCAGTAGCACAAGCTGTTGGAGATACTATTGGGGCCGTTAATTCCATGATGCAGGCAAGTATACAAGCCAGTATCGCCAAAATTGATGAACAAATTGCAGCAGAGAAAAAACGTGATGGAAAATCAGCACAAAGTGTAGCCCGTATACAGGCTCTTGAGAAGAAAAAAGAAGCGCAACAACGAAAAGCCTTTGAAACAAATAAGAAAATGTTAATGGCTCAAACCGTAGCAAATACCGCAGCAGGTATTATGCGAGCTATAGCAGAAGGCGGGTTAGCAGGTATAGTTATTGGTTCTGTTATTGCAGCCATGGGCGCCGCCCAATTAGCGATTATTTCTAGTCAAACTTATCAGGGCGGAAGCTCTTCAGCTCCTCCTGCGCCTACAGGAATCTCTATGGGTAAAAGGCGCTCTACCGTAGATCTAGCAAGATCTGAGGGAGCTGCAGGAGAGCTTGGTTACCTGCGTGGAGAGGGCGGAACTGGAGGCCCAGAAAACTTCCGAAGAGGTTTCGCAGGTCTGAAGTACCGCGCAGAGGGTGGAAACACAGGAATTGTTGTAGGAGAGCAAGGACCAGAACTTTTTGTACCTAGCACTCCCGGAAGAGTGGTTCCAAATGATGATATTGGAGCATCAAATCAGAATATAAACTTCTCAATCAATGCCGTAGACGCAGCGGGTGTAGAAGAACTTTTAGTTAATCAAAGAGGTAACATTATTGGAATGTTAAGAGAAGCGTCAAATTCTTATGGTGAACCTTTTATGGAAAAAGTAAATACTCAAGTTTATAGCAGCCAAGGCGGGGTCTCCAGATACGGTGAACGATAATGCCAAGTTTTAGTTCTTTTCAAAATGTTCTTCCCGATCCTAATAATACTATCGGGTATGCGGGCCAGGCTGCTGGTACAGCAGGTCCTGGCTACGCGTCGGTAAAATTATCTTCCGAAAATCAGACAATGCGAACTCGAACAAATTCTGGTCGTATGATCTCACGAGCAATCGCTTATCATACGTGGAAGATAAACATTGGATACAACCCAATGACTAGGACTGACTTTGAAAATGTTTATAATTTTTTGATTCGAAGGCGTGGTAGTGTAGAGCCATTTTTTGTATCATTACCACAGTATCGAGTACCACAAGACACAAGTTTTGCTACTTTTGCTTCCTCAAATAATTTGGAAGCAGTAAGCACTGTAAGTGCAGGCGCAACTTCAGCACTAATTGCACATAGCAGCATTAGTGGAACTCCTCGACCTGGAGATATGTTTACAATTTCAGGAACAAACTCAAATCATTTAAAAGCGTACATGGTTAATCGAGTAGAGACAAATTCAAACTATGAATCGTCTCTTACTCAACCAACCTCTACCCAAGTTCGAATACACTTTACTCCTGGTCTTGCAAAACAAGTTGAAGCCACCGATGATTTTGTTTTTCATAATCCTTTGATAAAAGTAGTTATGAGTAACGATATTCAGGAATATAGCTTAGGAACAAATGGACTATATCAGTTTGGTCTTCAGTTGGAGGAGGTTCAATGACGCTCCGAACTCTTGGAAGTAATACTAATGCTGATAATGCAATAAAAGGATCATTGCTTGAAAATGATTCTTTTGTATACGCTCACCTAATAAAAATTGAAAAACCTATAAAAACATCTACAGGTGATTCTGCAAGACGAGCAAAAGACTATGCGTATGTTTCTGATGCAGGCCATGATATAAATTTTAATGATGGCAGTACGGATGCAAGTGGAAATGCAAATGGAGTTCGTACTTATTTTGCAAATAAAGTAATAAATGTCGGTACTGTTTCAGAAACAGTAGAGGCTCGTGCATCAAGTATTAGTATTACTTTAGACTCTACGGCTTTGAGTCTTTCAGTAAATGTTTCTTATACATCTACTTCTTCTCAAATTGTTACTAATACGGATTTGGTAGCAGCAGGCTTCGCAGAAGGCGATCGAATTAAAATTACGAATGACAGTAGTTTTAACAACAATAAATTTGTTAAAATTAATTCTTTCACAAATTCAAACAAAACCGCTATAATTGATACTAGCCTTTCAGATGATTCTCTTTCGACAGTTTCTTCCTCAGCTTCTTGTACT